CGTAGTTCCTTTTGACCTTTCGCCCATTCCGATTCCTTAACAGTACAACCGCCCGCCCATACTTTAGATAAGATAGGTTGAAACGCGGTGACCCACATGCCTTGCCCAAAGTTCGGCTCGACTTCAATGGTCTGCACGTCATACTTCTTAGCGTCTAAAGCAATCTGTGTCATAGCTTGCGCGGGGTCGGCAGCAAAGCCACCAACGTGCAACAGATACATAATACCGTTTAGTACACCCAGGATTGCCCATGCCGTTTCGTCAGCACCGCGACCCGCTGGGTCAACAAAGAGGACTTTTGACTCATACTTTTCCCATTCGCTATCTAAAAATAGCGGACGTAAGAAGTGATCGCCGGAGAACCCTAAGTTTGGTATATCTTTAACGTAGTTGTTCTTATCATTGTGTCGTCCCCATTGCACAGTTAGTGGTGCTTTAAGTGGGTTACATGACATAACGATCAAGTCATGTTGTTTCAATGGGTAACGCTCCGCGTCACTCAACGATGTATCCAACATGTACTGTAAAGCAAACGATGCTCTACCTTTTGATTCAATTTTTAATAACTCTTGCTCACCGAAACGACTGTCAGTAGTTTGACCATACGATGTTTCTTCGTTGTCAAACATATGACGTAAGTATGGGGCAAGTATATTTACTTCTTCACCCGATTGAGTGTCAGTAATTAAGTAATTCTTTAATTTATCAACTGTAGGATATCGAACCGGTATTGTAAAACACCTGAATCCCATCTCTGATACTAATTTGTTATACACAGATTCTTCGGTCTGTGGTGTTCCTAGGAGAATAATGTCTCCCTTTCCATGTTCTGTTTTAGTAATAGGTACAAAGTCAGACTGAATGATACGTACGATCCTACTACGTGCCTCTTCAGTTAAACTATTACGTTCAACTTCGATATCATCCGCAACTAATAGAGTCGCACGTGACCCCGTGATCTGTCCGGTGATACCTCTTGCTGCAACACTATATGATTGTGACAATGAACCACCAGCAACATCGAATTGATCTGCCATGTCACGACGTGTCGCACCAGACTCTCGTCTACCATCTAACAACCATTGGACAATCTCCATAGATTCTAAGATACCTTTAGTCTGCGCCACGAACTCTTTTGCTTTAGAACCGGTAGCAGACACAACGAGTATCTTCTCGTCTCTAGGATTACGCATTAAACGCCATATAGCGTACGCTGACGTGATGTAAGACTTACCTAGTGAACGGAAACACCTAATGATGTCTTCACGTGGCTGGTAAGGGTCTATGGTCGTTTTATCTTCTGTTGAATCTACACCGAATTGTAGTCGATGTGCTATTTGATATTGTGCCGGAGTCGGGTCAGGTAGACCCAAATGTTTCCATGTGATGAACAGAAAGTTTCTAAAGTCTTCGAATGCCCCATGAACTTCTATCGGGAACGTCTGTACCCAATGAGGTTCTCCCTCTAACATTAAAGGTTTTAACATATCGTCTCCTATACGTATAGTATATACAAAGGGGGGGTCTGGGCATAAGCACCCTCTAATTGGTCGGAGATGCTGGATTCGAACCAACGACCCTTCGCTCCCAAAGCGAATGCGCTACCAGGCTGCGCCAATCTCCGTTTTGGTGCGCCCGAAGAGATTCGAACTCCTGACATCTAGTTTCGTAGACTAGCACTCTATCCAGCTGAGTTACGGGCGCATTGTTTAAGTGTATTGGCGTTTGCCTATCCGTAAATAACCTTCAATGCTTGTCTCAGGGTCAGGCTTACTAGACTGTATCATTTTAGCGGCACTATCAACTTTTAATGTTTTCTTTGCTTTATTCTTTTTTTGTTGGGCTATTTGTTTTGCCGTCAACAATAAATCACTTTTAGCTTTTACCTTTCCAACTTTTAATGTCTCAGGAATTCGACGAGCAGCGTTAGTCATTGACTGTGAATTAGATAGTCCAGAAGTTACTGCCATTTCTCATTCTCCTTTGACGATACTTCAAAAGGCATAACCTTTCCGTATTTTTCTAAACTTGCAGAAATCTTTTTTGCCGTAGGAAGGTCTTCGACTTCTTCAAATGGTGGAAATGTTTTTAAGAAATTAGTTACTGCGGAAACCATTGATGGCGATAGTTCATCATCATTGGCTACAATTTTTTTAAGACGTGTGTAAAGTTCGTCTCTTAATTCAGCGGTATCTTTCATCCTAATAACCTTTTTTCTTTGTTGCTGGTTTCACCTTACCCGCTTTAGCTTTTGCAATTTTTGCTTTGGCTTTTCCTTTTGCGGTATAAGGAAATGTTTTATTTCCGACTTTTGGCATCTTGATTTCTCCTATAAACAATATTGATTGCGGTATTCATAAACACGGCAATCATAGTTAATGTCTGCATAAACAGACCAATAATTCCAATTAATTCTAAATCCATTTAACTTCAACTTACTCCTTTGTCATCAAGTTTGCTATACATTTTTTGCCACTCTTTAGTATTAATTATGTACGCTTCTTTAATTTGCTGAATGGTTCGAAAACACCCCAAACATATTCCGTCTTCATTGAGACGACAAATACCAACACAAGGTGTATTCATTTATTTAAACCTTTTCTGTATGTATTTAACTGAAGCATAAACACCAAGACCTAGTGCGATATATGCCAACCCATCAAACCAAGACATATGGTGTAACACTTCTACTAAGTCTGCGGTGATCCAATCCATTTATCTCTCCTATTTTTTTTTCTTAGGGAATCCGGCTTTCATATTTGAATAAGCTTTTTTAGTCACAGTAGATTTTGCTTTACTTCTGGATGTACCGGCTTTTTTTCGAGCATTAATATTTTTATAGAGACTCATAATTATTCCTTATGTTAGATTAGTTAGTTCAGGCTTCCGCCCCGTTGACGATGGAGCATTCGTATGTAACCGATTGCCAATTTCCATCTTGTGGAAAGTCTTCATGCTTAATCTTCATTTCAATACATTGAGGTTTGTCTTCAAACCATGCTACTGTTTGAACGGCACATTTATCGTTAAGACAGACGGTTAATAATAAAGTCCAAATAATTTCGGTCATTTCTTTCCAAACATCTTAGATGCTCCTTTGATTCCAAACGACGCACTTACAATAACGCCTAAAGTATATTTATACCAATCTGGCGTCATAGACAAGGCTTGAAACCCACGCTCAACGTATTCAACTGTGAACGGCAAGAAACAAAGTAAAAGTGGAATTGAAAATAAAATTGTAAGGTACTCGTCTTTCCAACTACTGTCTGAATTTTTTTGAGCAACTACATCCCACGCAATTTCTCCAGAAATTTGTTTTTCTATTATAGATGTTTCAGCTTCAATCTTTACTAAAGCTTGTTTTGCTTTGGCTTTCTTGGTGTCCATGTACCCTTCAACGGCACTACTAGCGACCCCAAACAAACCTTTTAATACTAACCCAATCATAATGTCTCCTTAATTGTGTTTATTTGTATACCAGAAGACTCCCGCAAACGTTGCAGCGCAAATAACACCAGCGATTAAAATCCACAAAACAACATAACATATGTTTTCAATTAAATCTTCACGCTCTCGTTTGGCTTGTTTTATTGCATCAGCGCGCGAAACTCTGGCTTCAGCTTGGAAACGAATCCAATCTTGCCACAATCCAGGGCGACCGCAATAGATCATTACTTGTTTTAGTTCTTCTTCTTGTTTATTAATTTTTTCAAGAGCCATAAACTCTTCTAAATCATTTCCATCTTTACCGCCCACCTTTGACCAAAATGAATTCTTTTTCTTATTTCCTTTTTGTGCTAATGCATCTTTGGCATTCACAAAATCCCCAACTGCTTTCCCACAGTCGAGGATTTCTTTACCATTGGAGAGGGCGCGTTTAATGACAGAAAAAGCTGCGTTAGCCGCCGCTAATTCCATTAACATTGTTGCTCCCTTGTTAAACGATTTTCCCGACAATAACAAATGTCAGCGCAATAAACGCTAGGGTGCTACCCATAATCATGGCTTCAAGTCTCCACAAACGTTTATCAAGCGCAGTCAATTTGTCTTCTACGGATTGATATCGGACGGCACATTCTTTCTCATGTGCTTCCAATTCTAATTGCACTTTAAGTTGTGCGGTCTGTTCTTGAGATAGTTTCATCTACCCCCCTTAAAATGCGACGGGCATAAGTGTTGTAGCATACTCATCGTCATCGTCAGGTATCATAGATTCACCACCGTATCCGACGGCATAGAACGTACCATCTGTCATTTTAACAAACATAGCACCTTCTGAACCACTACCCGCCAAATAGAAACTCGCTGCTTTCTTACGATGCATTAATACGGGTGTAAACCAATACGTCGTACTATCGGTGTTTCCCTGACCTAATTGTCCGTTACCGCCATACCCGACAGAGTGTAATGATCCATCAGCAAGCAACGCAACGGTAAATCCATACGATCCCGCACCAGCATTTTGGACATCAACAATTGGAGAACGACCCGTTGCATTAAATGATTCTAATTCAGCCGTTACATCATTGCCATTCGGATCAGCTTTACATTCAGTAAATGAGGAACGTGATGTTGAATCTGCACCTACGCCTAATTGACCATAGCCGTTGTAGCCGGTTGCCCACAATGAACCATCAGTTTTTATAGCAAATGTATTGGAGTAATCAGAATTTCTCATCCATGCTTTTGA